ATAGTTTCCCGGTACGTAACCCTGATATTGTAAATGGAAAAGAATTACTTTCGTTTAGCGAACGAATGAAGCAAGGCGCATTTGAAGAATTAAAACCAATTGAAAACGCAAATGGCGAAATGACTATGCCATTTTAAATTAATAAATATGTTAGAAATGATAAAACGTAAAGCTGGTTTAAACGTAGTTTACTGGAAAATAAAATTTAGTTTAGATAACATCAAAGAAAAACACGAACACCGTACCGACCTTATTTCTTCAATGGAAAAGAGTTTAACTGAAGTAGGTGAAGCGGTGCAATATTTAAACCACGTAGACAAAATGCTGATGGCTACGAATAGACGAAACCACGAATTAGAACTTGAAAACATAAAGCTAAAACAAGAGAATAAGAGTTTGAATAAGCATTTAGAAATGTTAATAAGCGGTGAAATATGAAAATACTTAATTTATACGCTTGTTTGGGAGGCAACCGTTACAAATGGAACGAAGTAAACGAAGATATAGAAATAACAGCAGTTGAACTTGACCCTGAAGCAGCACGTTTATACCAAGAGCGTTTTCCAAATGACACGGTAATAGTTGCAGACGCACACCAATATTTATTAGAACATTACAAAGAGTTCGATTTTATTTGGAGTTCACCGCCTTGCCCTACTCATTCACGTGCCAGGTATTGGAATAGTTCAAATTACGACACAACAACCGAACCCGTTTACCCGGATATGAAATTATATGAAGAAATATTGTTTTTGCAGCATTATTTTAAACACGGTAAATTTGTAGTTGAAAATGTAATACCCTACTACGAGCCTTTAATACACGCACAAAAAAGAGGGCGTCACTTATATTGGACAAACTTTAATTTACCAACTGATTTAAACGATAGAAGATTTGCAATAAGTCAAGCGAAACAAGAGTTAAAAGGTTTATGTGAATTTCATAATTACGACTTTACAAAATATGAAGGGGAACAGTCTGTAATAAAAATGGCGCGCAACCTGGTAGACTATGAAGCTGGGAAAACAATACTTGAAACAGCTTTGAATATTTATAGAAAAACGGATGTTAAACAAACTTCAATATTTGATTACCTATGAAAACACGAAAATGTAAGTATTGCCGCCAACCCTTTGAACCGTCCGTGTTTTTGCAAAAAAATTGCTTTGACCCTAATTGCGTAACTGAATGGATAAATGACGTAAAACAAAAAAACTGGCAAAAGAAAAAAGCGAAGTTAAAAGCCGATTTAATGACTATTCAGGATTACATAAAAATCGCTCAGCAAGTATTTAACAAATATATTCGCCTTAGGGACAAATCGTCCCTGTGTATTTCGTGTCAAAAGAAACCCTTAAAAGAAAATGCTGGACACTTCTACAACGCTAATAATCATTGGTCGGTACGTTTTGACGAACGCAACGTGCATTTACAATGCGAACACTGTAATACTTTTCTTTCGGGTAACTTAATTTACTACCGTGAAAACCTATTAAAGAAAATAGGAATAGAAGAATTTGAGAATTTAAGTGCTGAAGCTACAAAAACACGAAAGTTCACGATTGAGGAACTAAAAGAAATGATTGCCTGCTACAAGAAAAAAATAAAAGATTTAGAAAAATAATTTTTAAAAGTGTTGTTAATTTAATTTTTTATATTAATTTTGAAGAAATAATTAATTAAAACATTATGACAACTTTAGAAATCAGTTTAAAACATGCTCGAAGCGCATACGAAATTATTAGAGATATGCGTTACCTTCAAAATTTTATAACATGGACCTCAACAACTACATTAATTGTATCGGATGAGGAAATGGCAATGGATTTAATTGAAGAGCTTGAAAGATTAGAAATTGAAATAGAATGTAATTATTAAGACATGAAAAAAATTAAAAGATTTGAATTAAAAACAAGTCAAACTGACCTGGAACAAGTTAAGATTTCAAACAGTGAAAATGCGGCTGATTTCATTAGACAATTTTATTCTGATGACATTGAGATTTATGAAAGCTTTTTTATACTGTTAATGAATAGAGGAAATAAAGTTACTGGTTACGCTAAAATAAGTCAAGGTGGAGTTTGTGGAACTATTGTAGATAAAAAAATACTTTTGAAATACGTAGTTGATTCACTTGCATCTGGAGTTATTATAGCTCACAACCATCCAAGTGGAACACTATCGCCAAGTGATGCAGATATTCGAATTACAAAAGATGTAAAAGAGCTTTGTAAATTGGTTGATTCAGCTTTATTGGATCATGTAATACTGACCGCTGATTCTTTTTATTCATTCGCAGATAACGGAAACTTATGATAACAAATTTTGAAGAACATACTTACGAATTAAGCAGTGAAGAAATGGAAATTTTGCAGCTGGTAATTCATGGATTCAGAGCCTATAAAAAAACTAATCCAATCAAGGCTGAATTAATAGTTAAAAGAATGAATATATTTTTAGAAAATAATGGATACAAAATAAGATTAACACAACCACGTTTACGAAAGTTAGTTAATTATATTCGTTCAAATAGCTTAATTCCTTTAATAGCTACCTCACACGGATATTTTACGACTGATTGTAAACTTACTATCCAGCAACAAATTATAAGCCTTCAGGAACGTGCAAACTCAATTGAGAACGCGGTGCAAGGATTAAAGAAATTTTTGTAGTTTTTTTTTAAAAGCTATTGTTATATTAAAAATTTAGATTAAATTTGTAAAAATTAAACAAAGTTATTATGAAACATTTATTAAAAAGTCTGGCAGCGTTCCAGCAAGAAGTGAAAGTAATTCACAAAGCAACACAAGGGTACGGGTATTCGTATGCTGATTTACCTAAAATTTTCGATGAAATAAACCCGTTACTACAAAAACACGGATTAGGGTTCACGCAATTAATAAACACTAAAGAAGGAGTTAACTATTTAGCTACGGTAGTATTTCATGTAGAAAGCGGGGAACAAATAGAAAGTAATTGCATGATTCCGTATGTACAACTAAAAGGAATGAATGATTTTCAAAGCTTTGGTTCGGGCGTTACGTATTTTCGTAGGTACTGTTTAAGTTCGATGTTAGGCTTAGTAACGGATAAAGATACGGATGCTTCAGGTGAACAAGAAAAGCCTAAAAAAGAAGGCTTGGACAACAAAAGATTTACCGATGCTTTAAAAGCAATTAACGAAGGTAAAATAACTATCGAAAAGTTAAAAGAGAAATTTCAATTAAGCGAAGCACAAGAAAAAGCATTATTATTATGAAAGTACGTTGTTCACAAATCGGCAAAATAATGACGAACCCCCGAACAAAGGGGGAACGTCTTTCTCAAACTACTAAAAGCTACATTTTAGAATTAGCAATACAAGAAAAATACGGAATATACAAAGAGTTCTGGAGTAGATACACGGACAAAGGAAACGAAGTAGAACCCAAAGCGATTAAATTAACTGAAAGTGTTTTAGACGTAGGCTTTATTTACAAGAATGAAGAACAATTTTCTAATGAATGGGTAACAGGAAAGCCAGATGTAAACACGGACGTACTGATTGATGTTAAAAGTTCATGGGATGCGTTTACGTTTTTTGACAAGGTAATAGAAAACGAACTAAATAACAAAGATTATTACTACCAACTTCAGGGTTATATGTGGTTAACCGACAAACAAGAAGCTCTATTATGCTATTGTTTGATTGATACACCTTTGCAAATAGTAGAAGATGAAATTAGAAGGGAACACTGGAAACAAAACGTAATAGGAGAAAGCGACGATATAAGAACGTTTGTAGAAGATAAGCATACATTCGGCCATATACCTAAGGAAAAGCGTGTTAAAACGCACGTAGTAAAGCGAGACGATGAAGTAATCGAAGCTATTAAAACACGAATTGAAGAATGTAGAGAATATTATAACAACTTAATTCAATTAATATGAACCCCGAAGTTAACCAAGAAATACAAGAATTAAAAAAAGAACTAAAAGAATTAAACCAATTAGTAAAAGCATTATTAACGGTAACAGATGAAGGAGGTACTGTAAATGCTGATTCTTTGGTAATTAAAATGTTAAAAGTAAAAATAAATAAAAATGGAAGATGAAATAAAAAAAGAAATGACACCAAAAGAAAAAGCAGAACAATTAAGTAAAATATTTATTAATATAGAAACTGCAATTAAATGGGTAGACGGTGAATTAAATGGCAGTAATTTAAAGCTTGGACTTGAATCAGCAAAAGAATTTTTAGAAGATTATCCGTATTGGGTGCAAGTAAAAAATGAATTAGAAAAATTATAAATAAAAAGTAAAATGGAAAAAAGAGACAACAGCGGAGCGTTATTTACAAACGACAAAAAGACGAAAGAAACGCACCCCGATATGAACGGTAAAATAACAATTTTAGGACGTGAATTTTACATAAGCGCATGGAAAAAACAAAGTAACAACGGTAAAAACTATTTAAGCTTGTCAATAAAGCCAGCTGAAGAACAACAAGCGAAGCCACAAAGCAATGATATTTCCGACTTCTTAAATGATTTTTAAATGAAAGCGAGTAAAATAATAGCAAATAGCGACGAGTTAACTCGTAAAATGTTACGGGAGTACTTACAAAAACACGAACTATCATTGAATGCTTTTTGTTTGGATGCTAAATTGCACCAGTCAAATATTCACACGTTTTTAAACGGCAAGTCTTTAACAAGTAAAACGATCCAGCGTTTAGCTAAATACCTAAATGAAAAAGGAATGTAACTAAGGCTCGGCAAAGCAACAGCCCCTCCTTCAAATCAAAACCTGGGAATTTTAGATAAATGCAAGGGAGGGGTTTTTTAATTATTATTATTTTTTTTTGTAAAAGTATTGTTTATTTAAAAAGTTATATTAATTTTGAAGAAATAATTAAAGCAAAGCACTATGAAAACACGTAATTGGAAAATTGAAGCAGTAGATTTTTACAACCGTAAAGGATATTTCGATATTAACTTAGGTAGGTTTGGCTCAATGGAGTTTCAATTTGAAGTAGAATTTACAAGAGATGGAAACGAAGTAGAAGATTTACAGGTTTATATTACCCGTTATGATTTATATGACCACGAAGGTAGTTACGTAAAACACGGAATATTAAACAACCGTAATTCAAAACTAATTTGCGAAACATTAGAGGAATTAATTTACGAAGATCCAACTGAATTTGGTTTTGAGTACGAAGATGAAGCTGAAGAAATTTTACACTACCAAGAATTAATGCGCGACGATAGATAATTAAAAAAAAAGTATAACTTTGTAGTGTGAGATACATTCTACTACTACCG